CTTGCAAGGCTGTTACGATTGGCTCTCATCGGCAATTAGGAACTGTTTATAGCGGTGGCGTGGAAAATAGACCCGAAGGCGATCATCCAGCAGCTTTCCCCGTAGATTTCCCAAAAACATACATTGAAGCTATGACAAGCCAAGAAGATGCAATTTATGAACCTTTTGGCGGTTCAGGCTCAACCCTGATAGCGGCAGAACAAACCAACCGCAACGCTTACCTTATGGAACTAGACCCTAAATACTGCGATGTCATCGTCACTCGTTGGGAAAACCTTACAGGGCAAAAAGCAGAACTTGTGAATAGTAAGTAATCTATCCATGCCAAATCACAATGCCGCAGTTCCTAGCCCTGAACTCTTTGATAAAGAGAACAAGGTCTTAGAACTACGCAGGGCAGGATTGACTTGGCAACGCATAGCCGAAGAAGTGGGCTATTCAGACCATACAGGCGCTTACGCCGCATATAAGAGGGCGCTCAAGCGTACTCAGCAACAACCGGCTGATGAGCTACGAGAAGCAGAATTAGACCGCATAGACCGTTTACAACTTGCACTATGGCCCAAAGCCATGAAAGGCGATAACGCTTCAATCAATACAATCGTGCGCCTCATGGAACGGCGCGCTAGACTGCTCGGATTAGATACACCTATTAAGGTGCAGAACGATGTAGTGGTTATTGATGGAGGCGATTTAGATGAACGAGTTAGACAGTTTGCCTATCTCATTGCCGAAGCCCGAACTGCTGCCATCGGATATACAGACAGCGAGCAGATTAGTTTGGGAGAGCATAGCGAGGCCGACTCAACTTCCGCCGACATCATTTCAGACTTGGCTGATTCTGTCGGGTCGGGGATGGGGCAAGACTCGAACGGGAGCGGAGTGGATAGTATTCCAAGCCCTGAGTCAGAAGAAAACCCGTTGGGCGGTAATAGCCAGGACATCGGCTGATATACGCGATACCTGCTTTGAAGGCGAATCAGGACTCATCAGCGTTATCAAGCGGTACGGCATTTATGACGATAAAGCCTACAACCGCACAAACTACTCTTATACATTTCCTAACGGCTCGCGCATCAAAGGATTCTCGGCTGAAGAACCTGACAGACTTCGTGGCCCGCAACATCATGGCGCTTGGTGTGATGAGTTAGCCGCTTGGCAATATGAAGATAGTTGGAATCAGCTTCAGTTCGGACTGCGCTTAGGCTCACACCCTCAAGTAGTAGTTACGACAACGCCTCGACCTACTAAACTGATCAAAGATTTAATTAGCCGCGATACAACGCACATTACACGCGGTTCGACATTTGAAAACTCTGAAAACCTTTCGGAATCTGCTTTGCTTGAGATGCAGAACCGCTACGCTAATACGCGGTTGGGAAGGCAGGAGTTATTCGGGGAAGTCCTAGACGATAACCCTGGGGCGCTATGGAATCGCGCACAGATAGAGTCAGCTCGCATCAAGCCTGAAGAACTACCCGCACTTGTTCGTATCGTTGTAGGCATAGACCCTGCCGTTACTTCAGGTGAGGAATCAGACTTCACAGGTATCGTTACTGCTGGATATGCCGCTAACGGACACTATTACATTCTTTCCGATAAGACCCTCAAGGCAAGCCCTGATGCTTGGGCAAGAGTGGCACTCAATGAGTTTGAACTACATAAGGCAGACCGCATCATCGCAGAAACGAACAACGGCGGCGATCTAGTAGTTCATCTATTACAGCAAGTAAATCCTAATGTGCCTGTTAAGAAGGTGACAGCCACGCGAGGTAAAGCAGTACGCGCCGAACCAATCGCATCGCTCTATGAGCAAGGTCGCGTTCACCATGTTGGCTACTTCTCTGAGTTAGAAGAGCAAATGTGTGAATGGGAGCCGGGTGTTTCTAAAGACTCACCTGACCGCATGGATGCAATGGTGTGGGCATTAACTGAGTTAAGCGAAGGCAGCGCAACACTCACATCTCTATCAAGCTTGGGCAAACTTTGTCCTGCTTGTTCTTTTCCCAACCTCAAATCTGCTGGCGTTTGTATGAAATGCGGCTCAATCCTTTAGGAGAAATACATGACGGCTCAATCCCTAAGCCAAACTCCTGACCCACTCAACCTAGTCTTACGCCAAAACCAAGCATGGAACATTGGATTTAGTTACACCAATCCTGATGGCTCAACCGTGAATGTCACAGGCTATACACCACTCCTACAGTTCCGCACATCCGCGCTCGCCAAGACAACAGTTCTTGCGCTGACAACAGGTAGCGGTATTACTTTTCAAGCCAACGCACAACCACAGGTTCAAGTTGCAACTATCGTCAATGTAGCTCCTGGTAAGTACGAGTGGGATTGCGTACTACAAAGCTCTAGTGGCAATATCGTTTTAGGCGCAGGGTATGTTCAAGTGAACGCTGAGGTATCGCGTTGAGCGACATCATAAATATCCAAGCGACTACACCAGTCATAACTATTGCCCAAGCAGGACTTCGTGGTGTTCAGGGTGCTACAGGTACTCAAGGTTCAATGGGTATTCAAGGCTCTGTCGGCGTACAAGGCACTCAGGGAATCCAGGGTAATCAAGGCGTACAGGGAACACAGGGCGTACAAGGCGTTCAGGGAACTCAAGGCAATACAGGCTCTCAAGGCGCACAGGGCGTACAGGGATTGCTTGGCTTGCAAGGTACAACTGGCTCACAGGGAACTACAGGAATTCAAGGCGCAACAGGTACACAAGGCTTGCTCGGACTACAAGGCACAACGGGCGCGCAGGGAACTTTAGGAACACAAGGAACTCAAGGCGTTCAAGGCCGGCAAGGTGTGCAGGGTACAACTGGCGTTGGAACTCAAGGTACAACAGGAACTCAAGGAGCAACTGGTACTCAAGGCTTTACGGGTAATACTGGTAACACAGGTTCTCAGGGCATACAAGGTGCAACAGGATTACAAGGCGCAACAGGAACTCAAGGCGCTACGGGTGTCACAGGTAATACTGGTCTGCAAGGAACCCAGGGTGTTCAAGGCGTTCAAGGTAATACGGGTATTCAAGGTAACCTCGGTATCCAAGGAGCTACAGGTACAGGCGCTCAAGGTGTTCAAGGAAATACAGGAATACAAGGCTCTTTTGGCGTTCAAGGCACTCAAGGCGTTCAAGGATTAGTCGGCCCATTAGCTTCTAACAACGCGCACGCTTCTGCTCGTATGGCTACAACTGCCACTCTTGCTGCTACTTACACCGCAGGTACTTTAGGTGCTGATGGTGGTTATGGCGTAGGGGCAACTCTTACTGCTACCGCCAATGGTCGCGGTGCTGCTGATGGCGTTTCATTTACTAATGGTGATCGCGTACTTGTTAAGAATCAAACTACTACAACACAAAATGGTATTTATGTAGTTACGCAACAAGGTTCAGGTTCAACTCCTTATATCCTTACTCGCGCAACTGACTACAATAACTCTGTTAATGGCGAAGTCGAATACGGCGATTTCCTTTATGTTGTATCCGGTACAACGCAATCAGGTACTAACTGGATTGAAAACTCAATAGGTAGCCAATCTAACGGTTGGATTATTATTGGTACAGACCCAATTACTTTTGCTCAAACTGGTGGTATTGGCCCACAAGGAACACAAGGCTCAATAGGAGCTACAGGCGCACAAGGAATCCAAGGCACTACAGGAATTCAAGGTGCAGTTGGAACTCAGGGCGCAATCGGAACAACAGGTTCTACAGGTGCGCAGGGAACGACAGGCGCGCAAGGAACCACAGGTTCTACGGGTATTCAGGGAACGCAGGGAACTCTTGGATTACAAGGTTTCACAGGCGCTACAGGTTCTCAGGGAACGACAGGTTCAACAGGACTCCAAGGCTTAACTGGTACGCAAGGTGTTCAAGGTGCGACAGGTCAAACAGGTATCCAGGGAACAACTGGCACAAGTGGTTCTCAAGGAACTACTGGCTCAACAGGCGCACAAGGTACTGCTGGTTCTAATGGAAGTAACGGCGCTCAAGGAACTACGGGTACACAAGGGCTAACAGGTTCTCAAGGAACTGTTGGTACTCAAGGAGCTACAGGCACTCAAGGATTTGTCGGAACGCAAGGAACAACAGGTTCTCAGGGTACTGCTGGCTTTGTTGGTTCTAACGGTGCACAAGGTGCTACGGGTTCACAAGGAGCTACAGGCACAACTGGACTTCAAGGTTCTATCGGCGCACAAGGAGCTAATGGTTCTAACGGAGCGCAGGGAACAACGGGACTTCAAGGCTTTACAGGTTCACAAGGAACGATCGGCTCACAAGGCACACAACCTGCCGTTTCTTATTCACAATGGCGTAAAGCTGCATCAGGCGGAGAAACCACGCTATCAGGCACAGATGATTTCTCAACCACCCTTGCTTACACAGTAGGCGCTGAATCAGTTTATGTAAACGGCGTATTGCTTGAACGCGGCGTTGATTACACAGCTACTAACGGCACATCTGTTTCGCTCACATCAGCTCTTGTTGCCGGTGATATTTCAACTGTAGCTTCACCAAGTAGCTTCTCAGTAGCCAACGCAATCCCTCTTAGCCAATTCACCGCTAAGGGTGACATCCTCGTTGGTACAGGTGCTTCAACTGAAGCGGCTCTCAATGTCGGCGCTGACGGTACAACACTCGTGGCAAACTCTTCTTCAAGCACAGGCGTTGCTTGGGCAGGGCCGATTGCTACGGCTGGCAAAAACACCATTATCAACGGTGGCTTTGACATTTGGCAACGCGGCACATCCGTAGGCACATCTTCAAACAACATTTACTGGGCAGACCGTTGGTCAAATTCCAACGGTGGCGGCAATGCAATCACAACTTCTCGTCAATCCTCTGGGCTAACTGGACTACAGTATTGCGCCAGAATACAAAGAAATTCAGGCACATCAAACACAAGTGGAATTTACATCACCCACTCAATTGAAACTGCCAACTCAATTCCTTTGGCTGGCAAGACTGTCACATTTAGTTTTTACGCTCGCGCAGGTGCTAACTTTTCCGCATCTGGCAGTTCAATGGTTTACGCAGTGCAGTCTGGAACAGGAACAGATGAAAGCATCTCAGTTGGATACACAGGAAGTTCAACCCTAGTTTCCAACACAGTTACTTTGACAACTTCTTGGCAGCGCTTTACAGCAACAGCATCGGTTGGTTCAACTGCAACAGAGTTGGGCGTTTACTTTGGATTTACGCCAACTGGTACTGCTGGAACTAACGACTATTTTGAATTGACTGGCGTACAACTAGAAGTTGGCTCAGTTGCTACGGCCTTCAGCCGCAACGCTAGCACACTTCAGGGGGAGTTAGCCGCTTGTCAAAGGTATTACTGGCGTAATACTGCTGGTGGTTCATACTCTCGCTATGCCCTTGGAATAGGCTCAAGTTCTTCTCAAGTTTGGTTTCAAGTTTACAATCCAGTTCCAATGCGTGTTTCACCAACTTCAATAGATTATGCAAACCTAAGAACAGATGACACAGGTTCAGGTCAAACAATTACCGCTCTTGGTTTTACAGGTGATGGCTCAAATCCTTACACCTGTAATGTTTACGCAAATGTGTCTTCTGGTATTACTCAATTTAGGCCATATATTTTAGAAAACAATGGCAATACTGCTGGCTATATCGGATTTAGTGCGGAGTTATAGAAATGGATAATGTTACTTTTGTAGATATTGAAAACTCAGATGGCACAATTACAACAAGTGCCATTATTGACAGAGGCAATGGTGAATTTACCTCAATGCTCAAGTCCACTTACGACACACTCGTATCCAACTCTTCTACACCACAGGCAGGTAACTAATGAGTCGCGCACAATTAACAAGCACAGACCAACAGAATAGTGGTGGGCCAGTTTCACCATTCCTTGCTGGCAAGAACAAGATTATCAATGGCGATTTTTCTATATGGCAGCGCGGAACTTCTTTCAGCAATCCAAAAGGCGTTTATCTTGCTGACCGATATAACTACAATTATGACGGTACTGGCAACATAACTATTTCTCAGCAATCCTTTACGCCAGGCGCAGCCCCAGTTGCAGGTTATGAATCTCAATACTTTCTCAGAATCAATCAAACAACAGCAGGTAGCGGAAACAATTTCAGCGTACTAGCGCAACCTATTGAGAATGTTCAGACTCTTGCAGGTCAAACTGTTACCGTGTCATTTTGGGCTAAGGCAGATACATCTCGCGCATTGAGTATTCAACTACGCCAAGATTTCGGTAGTGGCGGTTCTAGCAATGTTGATACAAGCGGAGCAGGTGCAACGCTTACAACCTCATGGGCGCGATATACAAACACCATTACCTTGCCAAGCATTTCAGGAAAGACCATTGGAACAGGAAGCGCTTTGCGACTCTTTATCTATGTTCCTGGTAACACAACGCAAACCATTGATTTGTGGGGCATACAGGTAGAGGCAGGCTCAGTAGCCACACCATTCACCACCGCTTCGGGAACAGTCCAAGGAGAGTTAGCCTTGTGTCAGAGGTATTACTGGAGAGCAAGTGGTAATAATAATTTTGGCGTATCTATCCCATATTCTTCTCAAAATTCAACAACAATTATTTCGCTACCAGTTCCTTTACGAGTAACACCTTCTTCGGTAGATTACAGCAATGTAAATTATTCGCGCCCGGGTATTGGAACTGTTGCTGTTACAAATATTTCCATTGATAGTATTATTTCAAATGTGGTTGAAATAAGAATTGATACATCAGGTGGTTTAACTAGCGGTGCGGCTGGCTTTGTTCAAATTTTATCAGGTTATCTTGGACTAAGTGCGGAGTTGTAATGAATATCACTACATTTACAATTGATAATTTTGATAATACAACAACCGATTGGGTAAAAATTGATTGGGGTAATAATGAATTTACCTCAATGCTCAAGTCCACCTACGAGGCTCAACAAGCGGCTCAGGCTCCACAGGGCTAACTTGACTG